CAAACTTGTGCATTGACCCATAGGATGGCCGATCACTTCGAAAGGTGGCGTTTATTGCCTGCTCTTGGCTGGCCCACCATGTGGCACGCTCTGGGTTGTCTTTGATCAAGCCCATGATCTGCTGCGGTCCTTTGAGAAAACACAAATCGCAATTGCCCAAAGGCGTGACGCCATTTCTAAATGGCAAGCCAAGATCAAATGACTGCGCCTTCCAAAATGTTTGGACAGCATCTTGGGCAACGCCAGCATCAAACAATGGAATCAACAGGCCGCGCTGCCGCAGCTTGCTGATGCGTCTTAGTTCATCGGCGCGGATGCCGACCATGGTGGATGCGTCAATGCCCTGATCACGCAAATACTTGTTGATGGCTTTTACCTTGAGTTCCTCGGTGCAAAACCTGGCGATTGGATTTGGCAGGTAATTTTTCTTTTTGATAAGCGCCTCAAAAGGCTCTCCATTGCGGCTGGCTCTCTCAAAGTTCACGATCTTGTAGCCAGGCTCATCACGCTGGTACTCAAGCCAAACAATTGGAACATTCCAGTTGGTTTCGCAGTCGTGGACAAACTTTAATGTGGCTTCGTCTTCTTTGCCCGTGTTGGCAAAGCAGACCACAGCCTCATTTGGCAGGCTCATCTGGTGAGCTTCCAGTACCTTATAGAGCATATAAGCCGATGTCCTGCCACCAGAAAAGCTGATGCAAGTTGGCTCAATTATTTGGAATGGGTTGGACATATTTAGATGATCTGGTTAACGACATTCAACTTCTTCAGCACCTTGGCCAGCACTGTGTGATCAAGGGATGCCCTGATGGTCAGGATGTAAATCACAGGGGCAATGCCGTTCTTGGTGATGTTCTCGACTCGGCTGGATGCCTGCTCCAGCGCACTGGTGGACCATGTGCATTCGACAAAGACGATGGTGTCGGCGGCAGAGAGATCCACACCCTCGCTCATGGCCGCAATGTTGCCGATGATGCAAGTGGCCTTGCCAGCCTGAAAGTCGGCAATGGCTTTGTCGCGCTGCGCTCTTGGCGTATCACCGACCACGATCACAGGCTTGTGGGCTTTAAGTTCTGACTGCAAAGCTGCAACCACATCTTTATGGTGCGCGAAAACAACAACAGGTTCACCAGCTTGGAGCAGGTCATCAATGAACTCTGATGCCGCATTGACCTTGCGCATCCCTGCTTCTTTCATGACCTCTGCCAAGCCTTCAAAGGCCATCAGCGCATTGGGGTTGGCCACTAAGGCATCGGCATCAAACTGCTGCTCCCGCTTGTCGTTGGGCAGATCAAACGTGATGAGTGAAACCTGCGGGTCTTTGTAGTCTTTGAACACATCTTCTTTTTTGCGCCGCAGCACATAAGGCTTCATCAGCGCCTTGAGTTCAGGGATGTTGCTGGAGCCTGAGACATCCAAGCCCCATGGCGCTTTCCACATCTTGGCGTACCTGGCTGCAAAGTCGTACCAGCCGCCACGGTAAATGCCAAGGCCATGCAAGATGGGCCAGAGTTCCACGGGCCTATTGGGGATGGGCGTGCCAGATAAGGCATACACACGGTCAATTTGCTTCATCAGCAGGGATGCGGATGCGGTGCGTTTGGCCAAAGGGTTCTTGATGCGATGGCACTCATCAAGTACCAGCGTTTGATAGCCAGCATTGTTGAAGTATTGCAACAGGTCGTAATTGATGATGACCACCTGGTGCTGTGTGGTCTTCATCGCATCATTCTTGCCATTGACCACACGCACAGAGACATCTGGCGCCAGCTTGTTAAATGCGGCCTCCCAGACGGTCTTGGCGATGGCTGGGCAGACGATCAGGGAAGGTAGGTTTTCGAGGGCTGCTGCTGTAGTGGGCAGTGTCTTGCCAACTCGGGGTTGGTCGGCCAGGATGGCCCTCTTTTGCGCCAGCAGGAACTGCTTGGCTTGCTCTTGGTGCGGGTATAGCTTCATCGTTTTCCTCGGTTTAGCGGTTGAAATGAGCCGCCATTGTGCGCCTGTATTTTTTTTGACGCAAGAAAAAGATTTGTGCTAAAGTGCAATTGCGTCATCAGGTGATGGCGCTGAAAACCTGCAAACGATCAAACCCAAAGGAAACGATCATGACTACACGTGTCACCACTGGCGAGGTCCGCACCTCGTATTTCTCAGCCCTCTCTGCACGAAAAAATGAGATGAATGGCAAGGATGAGTTCTCCACTCAAATCCTGATTCCTAAGACCGACACAGCCACGCTGACAGCGTTGAAGGCTGCGGCCAAAGAGGCATTGACTGCCAAGTTTGGCGACAAGATCCCCAAGAACGTGCGCAACCCGTTGCGTGATGGCGACACCGAAACCAAGACCGATGGCTCGCCATTGGGCAAAGAATACGCTGGCCATTTCTTTTGCAACGTGAAGTCCACCAGCAAGCCGGGCGCGATTGACACGCACGGTAACGACCTGATCGGAAACGATGACATCGTGAGTGGCGACTACATTCGGGTCAGCTTGAATGCGTATGCGTACAGCCAGGCCGGCAATAACGGTGTGTCGTTTGGATTAAACAACATCTTGCTGGTGCGCAAGGGTGAGCCATTGGGTGGTGCAAAGCCGACAGCGGCCTCTGACTTCGGCATCACTCGTGGTGCAGCAGCGCCAGCGGCTGCCACTGCTGACGTGGGAGATGACTGGTAATCAGCCCTTGGCCGCAATCAGTTTGAGCAGTGCTTGTTCAAGCTGATTGACTGACCCCCACAGAGGATCGACAGCCCCACTCAGCCACCTGCTGACCTGGGGCTGTTGTATTTGTGCCTCCAAGCACACGGCCTTCATGCTGATGCCGTGCTGCTTGGCCAAGGTGCGAATGTCGTGAACAGATGTCATGCCAGCATTTTACTTGCATTGTTTGTTAATAGTTGACTGTTCTGTAGGGGTGTTGTGCGCTGTTTTAATTTAGTGCATAATACGTTTCACCGGAGCAAATAATTGTTTTGGGTAACGACTAAACCGGAGAAAACGACATGAAAAACGCAATCACCACACAAAAGTCTGCCGCTGCTTTTTATGCAGATGCACGCAAAGCAAAGATTACTTACCGCACTGTTGATGCTGCAATCTCAAGCCAAAAACAGGGCGCATTGCTTGCCAAATTCGCTCGCCAAATGATGGGTTTGGAATAATCATGAAAGTTTTGATTGCTTGCGAATACAGTGGCCGTGTGCGTGACGCATTTCTTGCTGCTGGCCATAACGCCATGTCATGCGACTTACTCCCCACCGATGCACCCGGACCTCATTACCAAGGCGATGTTTTTGACATCATTCATGATGGCTGGGATTTGATGGTGGCTCATCCACCATGCACTTACCTTTCTGTCAGTGGTATGCACTGGACCACTCGCGGCCTGCGTGACCCACAACTAACAGAAGATGCGCTGGATTTTGTGAAGGCACTGATGGCCGCGCCGATTGAGCGCATCGCTGTGGAAAACCCGATCAGCGTTATCAGCAGCCGCATCCGCAAGCCCGACCAGATCATCCAGCCTTGGATGTTTGGCCACGACGCCAGCAAGAAGACTTGCCTTTGGCTCAAGAATTTGCCGCTGTTGGCAGCCACACAAATGGTCGAGCCTCGCATTGTCAATGGCCGCAGCCGATGGGGCAATCAGACTGCCAGCGGCCAAAACAAACTGGCTCCAAGTGCCGACCGCTGGAAGATTCGCAGCGAGACATACAAGGGCATTGCTGATGCAATGGCCAGCCAATGGGGCATTTAACCTTTCCACAGAAAGAAAAGCTATGAAACACCACAAATACAACCAGTACTACCAAGTCCGAGCCGCCAAGCTGCACGCCCGTGCAGAGGCTGCATATGACCTGATCACTGCGCTCGTCATCGGCATCGGCTTGGCCGCTTGCCTGTTCTACGGGTTGTCAGCATGAGAGTCAAAGACCTGACCACAGCCGACCTGCCTGACCTTGAGGCGCAGTTGCAGCACGCGCTTGACACCGCAAGGGGCATGGAGTTGCTGCCCCATGCTGTGCGCAATTGCCCGAGCGACCTGCAAGGCCGCGACCAAGCCTGGCGCAAAGTCCAAAACCTTCAATACCAAATCGAGTGCATCAAAAATGGCCGACCAATTTATTAAGACCCCACCCACCATGATCGACAAGATGGCTGGCAAATACGATGGCAAAGAGTTGCTGCCCTACACAGGCCGACCTGGGGCCATGGATGCCTTCAAGTTGCCCAGCCTGATGCACTACGGCCATGTGTACAGAAAAGACGTTGGTGACCTCAAATGACAGGCATGAAGTTTGACCAAGAAAAGCCCGATTACACCTTGCTGCCTTGGGGCAGTGTGGAGGAGATCGTCAAGGTCTTGGACCTTGGGGCCAAGAAATATGCGCGTGACAACTGGAAGCTGGTGGCCAATGGCAAGACCCGCTATTTGGCCGCAGCGTTTCGGCACATGTCAGCATATGCGCAGGGCCAAGACACTGACCCAGAGACAGGGCTGTCCCACATGGCGCATGTTGGCTGCTGCGTTATGTTCTTGCTGGCTTTGGAGCAGCAGGCCAAAGCTGCCGAGGAGTGTGGCAAATGACTGCCGGACTAAAACCACGGGTGCTGCCCAGCCTGCTGCTGGCCTTGGCCGATGGCAAGCCAAGGTGTGACAGGGAACTCATGGATATCGTGTTCAGCAATCGCCGTGTGGTCCAGCGCAGGCTGCGTGAGTTGCACGATCAGGGGCTGGTGCATATTGCCGCATGGGCTCCTGCTGGTGACAGTTACCGCTGGCGACCTCAGTACCAAATGGGCGCTGGCACTGATGCGCCATGCCCACTACCAACAGGGCGCACCAGCACCCAGCGGGTAAAAGAGTTCAGGTCCAAAATGTCAGTCGAGGACAAGGCTTTTAAGGACGCCAGGCGCAGACAGCAACAGCGGGTTGTCAAACGTGACCCGCTTGTTGCTGCTTTTTTTGGACCATCACTGGCCAAGTAGGCCACGCCGCAAGATGGTTCCATCTTGCGTCATGTAAATCAGACCTTCCAGTGGCACATCAAGACCATATCCAGTGTCGCCTGTGTACTGGAATGG